GCCTGCTGAGTAATGGCAGTTAAGTCAAAGACCACGCTGAGTCGCGTTGAGTTTGAGCCTGGCAAGCCGAAGCGCACCCGTCAAGGGCAAGGTCAACATTCCCTGCCTAGTCATGGGCGTAAGAAGATGCGCGGTCAGGGCAAGGGCTAATGGCTGGCACTATTGCCATAATGAGAGCGAAGCCAGAGCTCTAGACGTGCTTGAAATTTTTGCTGCGGTAACGGGGGCAAGCCTCTCTGCGGCGATTTATTCGTACGCCAACAGCCGCATGGCGCGGCGCAATGTCGAGGATTCCGTGCTGCGCCTGACCATGGCGGTGGAATCAGTTGCCTCAAAGATGGAAGAGCTGCACCTGGACTTTAAGTCTCAATCGCGCGAGGTCTTTGGACGGCTAAACCAGATGGAACAGCGGTTAGCCAAACTGGAAGCAAAGTTCTAACCTGAGTTGTCTGCCTCTTTTGTATGACCACCGAACAGCTTGCCATCGCTGGCGTTATCGTTGCCGCCGGTTCTGAGATCATCGGCATGTCGCCACTAAAATCCAATAGCTGGGTGCAGCTCCTGCTTCAAATGCTCAAGTTGGCATTGCCGAAGCGCCGGTGAAAGAACTAAGCCTGATCAAGTTCTTTGAGCACTTTGACAAAAAGGATCCGTACCATCGCGCTGCCATTGCACAGCTAGAGGAGCGTCTGCCTGACAGCTTGTTCACCCGCAAAAACAGTTGGTTCAAGGTCTGGAGCCAGTCAGGCAAGCGCATGGGCTAAGGCTGAAACTTCCTGCCCCAACCTGACTTTGCACCCTCGGGCAACCACCGCTTCTGCAGCATGGTGCGGCTATATACAGCCTGATTGCCCTTCATCACCGACCCGCTGTAGCCGTCGTTGACGCTGCCGTAGGGGTCATTGACAATGAAATCACCTTTGGCTGTCATGCCGCGCACCACCAGCATGTGACCGCCTGTTGGTGCAGACAGACTGCCGCGATGCAGGATGCCAATCACAACAGGACGCCTTGCCTTCAGTTCTGCCTCCAGATCGGCAAAACCCAGGTCTGTGTGCCAGGTTGACTTCAGCCCATACGAAGCCAATAACCTGCCCTGTGCGCCATGGTCAGTGGTGTCGCCATAGCCGCCATTGATCAGCTTGCGGAGGTAGTCATCATCACCCTTGATCTTGCCTGGCATGAAGAACGCCAAGCACATGGCACAACTTGAGCTATTGCAGGTGCGCTGCGCTTGAGTGAAGTTATCAACTTGGTTGAAGTACGGCACGGCAAGGTTGATGCTGCCATCACCAGCAGGTTCGGGCTTGTCTTCCTCACCGTCTATTTCACCCCAATGCCCGTTGAATAACCACCAAACACCAAGGCTGTAGGGCAACTCAACCTGTGTGTGCTTGTCCTGCGTGGCAAGGATCTTGGCACCCTTGAACGTCTTGCCCTTGTCGATTTCTGACTTTTCGTCGGCTTCTAGATCACTGCCTGGCACTGGCTCTTTTTTAAGCAGCGTGTTGTGAGTAGCAGTCAGATCCGTGGTCTTGGGCGCTGCTACCGCCGCTGCAGAGCAGAACAAATTGACTTCTTCCATCCGGCGACGCACCAAACCTGCTAGACCGTTATTAGTCCAGCGAGGCAGCTCTGCCTTGGCAACAGTGTTGGGATCCTCCCCTGCATTGAGTCGCTTGCGCAATGTTGATTCCTGCAACGCTGTGTTGCCACAGTTGAATGCAAAGCTGACGAGCGCATCAAATTGGCACTGCTGAAGCGGCACAGTGATTAGCTCATTGACACCGTTCTCAAACCGCACCAGATCCTTGAGCAGCAAAGCCTCAGCCTCGGCTTGAGTGATGGTTTTGCCTGGTGTGACGTGCGGACCTGTGCTGCCGTAACCAATGGTCGGTATGCCAACCGGGCAAATGTAGGTGCTGAGCAAGCAACCCTCAAACTCTTTGATCAGCGAGAGACCAGCCTTAGAAATCGAAGTCATGTATCGCGGTTAGCGTCGAACGCCTTTGATCAGCCGCAGGCTAGCTTTCTTCCGATTGATAATCCCAGGCGCTTCAGCTGGATCATCAACTGGGATCAGCACGTAGTCATCGCAGGCATGGCGCTCAGCAAAGACCGTTGCGGCGATGTGGGTGTTGAATGGCCCGACATGCCACGGGCCAATGCGGAGGATGTATTGCATTGATTCAGGCTAGGGCCGCCGAAGCGGCCCCGGTATGGGTCAAGCCCACTCAACCGAGCAGCCCCAGTCAGCCAGTTCATCCAACACCTGCCCGATGCTGCTTTTGCGGTAATGGATGCCGCTGCAGAACTGACCGCCGCGGTACGACAGCCACTTGCTGCCGGCCTCCGTTTGAGCAGTCACGGTCACCTGCGTGGTGCCGAAGCCCTTGCCGGTGCAGAGAATGTCAGCCATGGGAACAACCCTCGAACTGCAGTAACTATACCCCACCCGCAGGGCACAATGCCCTAGATGCAGGGCACCTTCACAAACTGTCATACTCTCATCGGCTCAGCAGCTGCTCAAGGTACAGCTCAGCCTGGAACAGGTCCGAGCTATAGCGGCAAATGCCACCCACACAACTGCGGTAGTAGATCTCCATCCCATCGCACTGCAGCGTCTCGATACTGCCGCCATCACGCTCAAACCGTGCCAGCACTACAGGCTCCGTCATCGTCCTTCCTGCCGATAGATCCAGTCTTTTAAGGCTGAAACATAAGCACGCAGCGCCTGGGCCTGCTCGAAGTGCCATCGATCGCCAGTTCTAAAACCAAGCTGGTTGTGTCGGTCAATCGCCTTGAGCGATTGGTAGATCATCGCGTTCCATGGCTCACGCACTGGCGTGTTGAAGTCACGCTCGGGCACTGTCAGTCAGGTGCCGCTAAAGCACGATGGAACAGCTCACAATTCGGGGCGTAGCGTCCGCCACTTCGGCGTGATTCGGCAATCATCAGCTCACAGCACTGCTTTCCCATATCCCACTGCAAACAGTCCCAGCACATCACTGGCACATCACGCGGGCGGATGCTGGCCACTGCAGCCTGGAAAATCGACTGTGCTCGTAGCAGCGCTTCCTGCAGTTGCACCGTGCCTGTGTCGATTTCGATCTTGTGTTCAAGACGTGGCCCTAGGGTCACCCGTGCGTGCCAGGTCTTATCAGCTCGGTCACAAACCAGCAGAAGCCGGCCAGAATGCAGCCGGATCATTCATTATCACCAAGACTAGGTTGGTGATACAACCGCTCCAGCTGCTGCGTAATTGGTTCATGATCAGTGATGTCAATCGGATCAGTCACATCTCTACTGATAAACGTGATCCGAGAGCCGTAAGGTTTGACCACCAGCAGCCCAACGCGATTCGATCTGACCAGCAGGCGAACTGCTGCCCACTCAAGCCATGTCAGCTGGAGACGTTCGCGCATAGCACCATCATGCCGTCAACGCCACTTATCGCCTAGCAGCACCTGACGGCAGATCTCAATGGCACACTGCGCCTGCTTCTTGGTCATCACGGATTCGGTGCCATCCATCGCGGCAGAAACACGGCAGAGCAGCTCAGTGTAGTCAGTGTCGCGAAAATTGGCCGCAACGTCACGGCTGAACTCTGCCCACAGCCCAGTAACAGTCCCCCGCAATGGATGCCCATACGGCAACTGCTCACGCCCACTGCGTTGGTACAGTGCCTCCATCATGTCGGCACGCTTTTGATCCAGCTTGACGTTGGTGCTCATTCGTCTAGGTATTGACGGATATGAAGCAGCTCACCGCAAAGCTGATCACGATTGCGGGTACCGATGCTGCTGCGTAGCTGATCGATGCGGATGTCGATCAGCAGGCGCAGCCGATCGCGTTCCGATCGTTGCCCAGCCTTGAAGGTGTTGCTGCCTTCCAGCAGGCTATAGAGCCTGGCACGTGCTGCTGCAGAGTTAATCACGAGGGATGTCGGTAACGGTTTCAGGGTTGAGCCACTCAAGCTCTGACCACCAGGGCAGCCAGGTATCAGCAGCGATCAGCTTGGCCTCAGTCAGGCTGTGCGCCATCACGCATTCACAGACGTTCGCATTCTTGATCGTGAAGTAGAAGCGGCGGGGGTAAGTCACTTGCGCACCTCCACCACCTGCTGCGTGCCGCTGTGGGTCATGCCAGGTTGGTTGCCGGCTTCAAGGCCGATCATCGCAAACACAGCAGCGACGATGATGCAGCAAATGGCGTTGTTGATTCGATCAGTCATGGCAGGTGGCGATTAGCCCAGTGGATGAGTTGGTTCTTTGTCCATGGCCCGCGCGGTTCGCCATCGGGCAGGTAGACGGTGTAAAAGAAATCATGAACGCTGATCGTGCCGCCCAGCTTGCGTACGGCATAAGTGACCAGCTTGATGGTGCGGTAGCGGGTGGGCATCAGACCACCGAGCTGAATTGGCCGTTTTCATACTTGACCACGAGATAGGAGCGGCGACCCCGCGGACGCTTGACCGTGTACTGAATCCGAGCGTTGCCGTTGTGAACGTAGTTCTCAGCTTTCAGGACTTCGTAGGTGATGCCTTCGATGTGGAGGGTCATGGGTCGGAAAAGCGGTGGCCTCGTCGGCCGTGTCCTAAGTATGCCCCACCGGCGGGGTACCTGCCATAGGTGTGTGACAGTTCTTCACACGGCACCTTCACCCACGGCCAGATCCACCGGCACACGCAGAACCGGCTTGCTCTGACCGGCGCCGCCCATCCGCTCCCAGCCCACCATTGCAGACTTCACCGAAACCTCCACCGTGAACCACACATGACCACAGTCAGCACACCGCCGCTGTCGCACAATGGCAGCATCGTCTCGGCTGTTCGTAGCCACAGCCTTGACGGATTCGCCGGAGCATCGCGGGCATTGCATCGCTATTGTGAGACGTACCCCACTGGTCTAGCACAATGCAGTTCGGTGAGTGGATGGCCGTCACATTGTCGGCTGAACAGCAATTTGAGGTAGAGAAGCAAGCCCGCAACTTGCTGAACGCTCCAGACGCAGGTGTGTTCGCAGCAGCCTTGCTTAAGCAAACCTGCTACCAGCAGCAGCTACTCCAGCAAGCGGTCAATGAGATCGCTCGACTGGAGTGCAAGCTGATGGGTGCCTAAAACAGGTCAGCATCAGTGGCATCAGCCACGCTTTGCGAAGCACTGCCAGGATCCACCCAGTCACGCGGCGGTTGAGCAACGGCGCTGATGTAGTTCAACCCCTTGCTGCTGGTCTTCTTCCAGCCGCTGATTGGCACCTGGACGCTGCCATACTGGTCCGGGCTCTGGCTCATGATGTACCGGCAGAGGGCATCGACCTCCTCCACCTTGATGTTCATCATCCCGCTGAAGTCAACCTTGCTCTCGGGCTTCGTTGACTTAAAGATGCTCAGGTTCAGCTTGAAGCTCATTGGTCCTCGTTGGTAATGGTGTTGGCCTGTTCGTATTGCTCTACCCCGGCCAATGGGTAGAGCACAAAACCCGGCGTGCGGAAATATGCTGGGCCCTTGCCAGCCTTACGCCAGCGCATCAGGGTGTCGCGGTGGACTCCCCAACGCTCAGCAAGTTGATTAGCGGTCAGATACTCAGAAGAGTTCATCGCTCTCGGTCTGTGGCTCGAACTGTGCAGACGGGGCAGGCTGAGCGATCGCGGCGTTCAAATCCGCGACGCTGGCCGCTGGTTGCTCACTCACGTTCACCGATTCGATGTCGACCACCTCTTCCTGGCTTTGGATGCCCACCAGCAAATCAGGGACATACAGACGCCCGAACATCGCAGCTGCCCTGTACCTCAGCATTAACTCCGGCATGGTGCGCCACTTGCTGCCCTGTTTGGTCGACCAGCCTTCAGCCTTGGCCATCGCCATGGTCACAGCTGGTCCGGTAACGGTCTTGCCGGTGGCCTTCTCCACTGCTGAGCACCGGCAGGCCATCTCCTCGCCTTTGCCTGCCAGTTCGTACTGCAATGGCTCAAAGCGGCCGCAGCCATTGATCAGCGCAATGATGAATTGGCTGCTCCAGCTCGGGCGCCCGTGGATGATGTGCAGGTTCTGCATCACCTGAAAGATCCCCATGCCCATCCGGTTGGCGATCTCAAGCGCCACCAGGCAGTTGGCAAATCCCTGCTGCCCTTGAAACTGAGGCGGAATCAACGTACTGCCGGCCAATGCCTTAGCGATGCGCTGAGCGTCCTCGAAGGCGGCGATGCCGCTGAACACTGAACCTGTTGCTGGTGCTGTTGTGAGTGCTGTTGATTGGTCCATCAATAGGTCTCGATTTCAGTTGGTGCCTGCTGCTGGTTGCTGTTGCCAGTCATCCATGCCGGCAGGCTGATCATTTCGATTTGATCGCTGTAGCTCGGCCACGCGCCAGCGGTCTTGCATTCCGCCAGCTTGATCAGGTCGCGCATGGTCTGCTGCTGACCGCGCTCGATCATCTGTTCATCTGCTGCATAGACCGCCACCGCGTAAGGCGGCTTCTTCTCCACAGCGATGAAGATGAACTGCGTCGGCCTGGTGCCCGTCGCGTGCTGTAACCCATCGAGATACCAGCTCGCCTGACAGTGGTAGCGCCAAGAGCTGATTGACTTGCGGAAGCCTGATGGGCTCGCGTCTTCGGTGGTCTTCAAATCGACCACGATCGTGCCGTCATCCGTCAGCCAATCCGGCCGGCACTTGCACTCCAAGCCAGTGGTGGCATCAGTCCACATGTGCGTGGTCTCAGCCTTGCCCGGCAGTCCCAGCAGCATCGCGGCAGCGGGATGGCTCAGGATCGCTCTGCCCATGTGCATCACATGATCAGCCTCATCCCGGCTCAGCATTGTTTTGCCCACGGCATCAGCCTCGAATGCGGCCCATGTCTCCTTACCGGCCTTGGTACGCCGGTCGATGCCATCAGGTGCCACCGCATAGTCGCGGTCCCACTTGTCCAGCTCCAGCACATGGGTATGGAGCGCGCTGCCTAGCCGCATTGCGGGCGTCGGCTCAAGAATGATGCGCTTCGGGTCAATAAACCGCGCCCAGTAGTGCAGCGGTGAGCGGGCGATCAGGTCGAGGTGGCTTTTGCTGATCGCTGGGTGCGCGTGATAGTCGGCGTTCTCCATGGGTTGTTGCGACTTGCCGTAGCCTATAGCCTGATGCCATCAGATGCAACCCTATGCAGCTCCGCGGTTATCAGCAGCAGGCCATCGATGATCTCCGCAATGCCTACCGCGCTGGTAGCCGTGCCCCATTGCTATGCCTACCAACCGGCGGCGGCAAGACCATCATCTTCTCCGCCATCGCTCAGTCAGCAGTCGCGCGTGGCCGCAACGTGTTGATCCTGGTGCATCGGCGCGAGTTGCTTCATCAGGCCAGCCGCAAGCTCACCGCGATCAGCGTTGACCACGGCCTCATCGCTGCTGGTATTCCAACCAGTTGCCAACCAGTTCAGGTGGCCTCAGTGCAAACCCTTGTGCGCAGGCTCCTAACAATGACCTGGCAGCCGTCGCTGATCATCATCGATGAAGCCCATCACGCCGCCGCTGGCTCATGGGATCGCGTGCTCCGCCACTGGCCTGATGCCTACCGCCTGGGCGTCACCGCCACACCATGCCGCCTCGATGGCCGCGGCCTAGCGCAGGCTTTCGATCACCTTGTGCTCGGTCCATCCGTCGCCAGCCTGATCAATGCCGCCTACCTCACCGGCGCTCGCATTTACGCCCCGCCGCAGGTCGCCGACCTATCAGGCATCCGCAAGCGTGCTGGTGATTACGCCGCCGACCAGGCCGCTGATGCCATGAACCGCCCTACGGTGACCGGCGATGCGATCGCTCATTACCAGCGCCTGGCAGCAGGTCAGCAGGCCATCGCGTTCTGCTGCTCCATCGATCATGCCAATTCCGTCTGCTCAGCATTCACCGCAGCCGGCATCCACGCCGCCACCCTGCTGGGCAACACCCCAAATCGCGATCAGGTCGTTGCAGCATTTGCCGCCGGTCAAGTGCAGATCCTGGTGACCGTCGACGTGGTGAGTGAAGGCTTCGACATCCCCGCCGCATCCTGCGCCATCCTTCTACGCCCCACGCAATCGCTCGGCCTATATCTCCAGCAGATCGGTCGCGTATTGCGCCCTGCACCAGGCAAGTCTCAGGCGCTGATTCTCGATCACGTTGGCAACGTCACCCGCCACGGATTCCCAGACGATCCACGTCACTGGTCACTCGCTGATGGTGCCAGGCGTGGCAGCCGCGGGAGCGCAGCGCCATCAGTGCGCACATGCCCAAGCTGTTACGCAGCCTTTAAGCCGGCGCCTGTGTGCCCAGTGTGTGGCCATCAGCAGCCCGCATCACCAGCACGCAAGCTCCGCCAGGTCGATGGTGAACTGCAGGAGCTGCATCGCGAATCAGTGCGGCAGCGAATTGCCGAACGCCATACCAAGCGCCGCGAACAGCAAGCAGCTCGCACCCTCCCGGATCTGCTCGCCCTAGCGCATCGCCGCGGCTACTCTCCAGGCTGGGCATACCGGCTCTGGCATTCTCGTGGCCAACGATGAGACCACCATCCAGCAGCACATCCGCCTAGCACTTGGCACACGATCCGACCTGCGCCTCTTCCGCAACAACACTGGCACTCTCCCAGACCCACGCACTGGCCGCCCCGTTCAGTTCGGCTTAGCCCGTGGTTCCGCTGATCTCATCGGCCTACGCACCGTCACCATCACGCCCGAGATGGTCGGCCAACAGGTCGCGGTCTTCACCAGCATCGAAGTCAAGACCCCAACAGGTCGCGCCACACCAGAACAGCAGAACTGGCTCCACATGGTTCGACGCGCTGGTGGTATCGCTGGGGTTGCGCGAAGCGTCGACGATGCGGTCAGGATCGTGGCTGATGGCAACAGTTAGAGCACAAGACCCGCCACTGATGATTGCCATCAGTGAATTGGACTTTACGAAGTGATCCATCACCGGCGGCGACCAGAGCATTGCAACCGAAGCAGTATCGATCCCATTTGGTTCGACCCAAATGCGGGAATTGCAGGGTTTCGGTTACCTGCTGAAGTCTTCTTTCTGCTATGCGTTGCTGCTGTGCTTGCCATTGACGTTGACGCTCGGCCGTTTCTGCTTCCCACTGGAGGCGCTTTTGTTCTCGCTCTTTGGCCTTCTGCACTCCTAGCCAATTCACAAAAGGATGCTCGCGACTGAAGCGAATCGAATCCTCGAACATTTCAACCGAGAGACTTGAAGTGCCGCCAACGGTGCCGAGCACTAAAACAGATTTGCCTGTCAATTCAGCAAGGCGTTTAGGCTTCCAAAGCTCCTGCACCAACATGTCTTGAAGATCTTTGGCTTTAATGTTTTCGCAGCTGACCTCGCCAGCAAAACGATCGCCGTGCTGTCTAGTAATGCCAAGCAAATCACGCAGCGAATAAAGGAAATCTTGAGGTTTTGCCTCAACCCATAGCGGTAGCTTGAGTGCAGGAGATGATGATTTGATTGTGAAATCAGGCAGATAGCGAAGAGATTGTCCGCTTTGCAGCGTTACTGGACGTTCGTAATCCCAGTCAACTTGGTGGTGGTCAAGCTCCTTGGCGACTAAAACCTCAAGATGTGAACGGAACGCAGGCATCAGTTGCCAGACTGCAAATCGACGCTAGGCTAGCCCCAGCGATCTCCCAGCGCAACCAATGCAGCAACAGCGCCAGCAGCGCCGCACCATCACGATCGATCTACCGCCCGAGCAGATCGCTTGGCTTGATCAGCAAGCCAATCCCGTGATGTCTCGATCTGCATTCGTTCGTCACTTGATCGCTCAAGCAATGCAACAGCAGGCTTCGCGCTGATGACCCGCATCACAGATCTTGCGCACGGCCAATGGTCCTCGATCCTTGGCGCCCTTGCTGGCCTATCTACTGACCAGCTCACTGACAAGCATCAACCCTGCCCGCTCTGCGGCGGCAAAGATCGCTATCGCTTTGATGATCAGGACGGCACCGGCTCCTGGTTCTGCAATCAATGCGGCGGCCCCTCTCAGTCCGGTGGCGCTGGTTCTGGCATGGACCTGCTCATGCGCCGCACCGGCTGGTCGTTCGCTGAAGCCGCTAAGCGCGTCGAGCAGCACCTCGGCATCACACCGCAGCGCCCCGATCCGCCCACTAAAGGCGCCGAGACCGTCTGGCGTTACAGCTCCGATTTCCTGGTCTGCCGTTTCCCTGGCAAGAAGATCCGCCCCCTTTGGTGGTCTGACAGCCGCTGGGAATGGAAGGCGCCACCAGCACCTCGCCCGCTTCTCAACCTCGACCAACTGCGCTCACGCACCGGCACCGTGCTGATCGTTGAAGGCGAAAAGACCGCCGACGCCGCAGCCAAGCTCTACCCCAAGGCCATCGTCACAACCTGGCCATCGGGCTGCAAAGCCATCGACAAGGCTGACTGGTCACCGCTCAGCGGCCGCCGCATCATCCTTTGGCCTGATGCAGATGCCGTAGGTCAGCAGGCGATGGATCGGCTCGCCCAGCTGCTGCTCCGCCTGCCCGTTGATCGCGTGCAGATGGTCGCCCCACCAGCTGATGTGCCCGAGGGTTGGGATCTCGCTGATGCCACTTGGACGCCAGAAGATGCCGCGGCCTACATCAAAACCAACATCTCTGCCCCCGTAGGGCTCGACGCAACCACACCCGAGCTGCCGGCCGCCGTCGAGTCCGATCCTGAGCCCGAGTTACCTGAGCTCGATCCCGGCGCTCACTTCACACCACTCGGTTTCGACGGCGATGCCTACTACTACCAGCCGCACAGCACCGGCCAAGTCATGCGCCTGTCACGCTCGGCGCATACCTCTACCAACCTGGTCGCTCTCGCGCCCCTCGAATACTGGCAGCAGCTCGCACCCGGCCAGCGCAGCCCCGTTGATTGGACGCTCGCAGCCTCGACTCTGTTTGCAATCTGCGCTGATCTCGGTGTCTACAACCCCGATGTGATCCGCGGCCGCGGCGCATGGTGGGACAACTTTCGCCCCGTGCTGCACCTGGGCGATCGCATCATCGCGGAAGGCAAGATTCACCCCGCCCTCAAGCCATTCGACAGCCGCTATCTCTACCAGCGCATGTCGCCTCTCAATGGTCCCGGCAATGCGAGGCCATTGACCGACGCCGAGGCCATCGTGATTTGCGAGCTGGCCGAACGCTTCCACTGGGAAGTACCAGCCTCCGGGCTGCTCCTCGCCGGCTGGGTCACCCTTGCGCCTATTTGTGGCGCTCTTCGGTGGCGGCCCCACGCATGGCTCACCGCAGCAGCAGGATCCGGGAAGTCCGCAATTCTCGACCGCTATGTCGCGCCACTACTTGCCGACATGGGGCTGATCGTGGCCGGTGCCACCACTGAAGCCGCCCTTCGCCAAACCCTCCGCTCTGATGCCCTGCCCGTTGTCTTCGACGAGGCCGAATCAAACGAAAAGTCTGATCAGGTGCGGATGCAAAACATCCTCTCCCTGGCGCGTGTTGCGTCCAGTGAGTCTCACGCCACCTTGCTCAAGGGCTCACCAGCTGGTGATGTCACCCGCTTCAACATCCGCTCAATGTTCCTGATGTCATCCATTGCCACTGCCCTCAAGCAAGGCGCCGATCGTTCACGCTTTGCTCAACTCACCCTGCGCTCACCCACAGAGCTGCCCAAGGAGCAACGCCTGGCCCACTGGGAGGCCCTCGACCGCGACTTAGACCGCTGCATCACGCCCGAGGTAGCACTGCGTCTTATCGCGCGCACCATCTCCCTGATCCCCACAATCCGCCAATCAGTCCGCGTCTTCAGCCGCGTGGCAGCAGAACGCTTTGATTCTCAGCGCCTAGGTGATCAATACGGCACCCTCCTGGCCGGTGCATGGTCGCTCATGTCCAGCGAAGTGCCCACCACCGAACAGGCGCGGCAGCTGATCGATCAGAACGATTGGGAGCCCTACAGCCAGTCCACTGAGGTGCCTGATGAGCGGCGCTGCATTCAACGCATCCTGCAGCACCAGGTGCGCGTCGAAACCGACCAGAAGACCTGCACCCGCACTCTGGGCGAATTGGTCGAGATCGTCAGCCATCAGGGCGTCGACATGGATGTGAGCACCCGCCAAGCGCAGGAGAACCTTGGCCGCCATGGACTGCGCGTCGATTTGGAGGCTGGCCAGCTGTTCGTAAGCAACACAGCCGAGGCTTTGGCCACCATCCTGCGTGACACACCTTGGTCGCACAGCTGGGCCACCGTGCTCAGCCGACTGCCCGGAGCAGCGAAAGCCGGCGCTACCCGTTTCAGGGGTGCAGGCGCCATTTCCAGGGCTATAGCGTTACGGATTGGCGAGCTGTAACGGCTTCTGTAACAGCTGAAAACCGTTGCGCCGCAAGCGATCTAGGCAAAGCGTAACGGTGTAACGCTTTTTGGCGAAAACATAGCCTCTCTCTCACACACACACAGAAAGGAGGAGACACCCTCTCAGACCCTCTCTCTAATATCTATCTTTTTAGAAATAGTTGTTACAACGTTACAGGGGCTTTTAAGTGCCTGCGCTGCAAGGGGTCTCGATGTAACAGTTGCTGTTACACCAGCGTTACACCTGTGACAGGCCAGATCAGCCCTGCCTCTCGCCTGGTTAGGTCCATCCGCCTACCCTTGACTCATGGCATCCGTCACCCTCGACGCTGATCTCTCTGGTGCGATCAACTGGTCGGCTGCTCTCGCGCGGCAGATGCCATTCGCCACATCACTGGCGCTGAACCGCACCGCATTCGACATCCGGCAGCTGTTCAACTACGAAACACAGCGCTACTTCGATCGCCCTGTGGCATTCACGCAGCGCGCCTTCTTGGTCGAGCGCAGCAACAAGCAGAACCTTGAGGCTGTGGTCTACGCCGAGGCCAGGCGTGCCCGCTACCTGCGCTTTGGCATCGATGGCGGTCTGCGGCCGCAGAAGGGATTCGAGAAGAAGTTCCTGAGCCAGATCGCAGGATCTGCACAGATACCGGCTTCGTCCCAGCTCGTGCCTACGTCACTCGTGCGGCTTACCTCGTCGGGCAACGTGAGCTTGCAAACGATTAGGCGCATTCAGCAGGGCCTTAACGGCAATGCTCGGGGCGGCTTCTTCGTGGGCAAGCCAAAGAACAATCCAGGGATGCCTGCTGGTATCTACCGACGTAGCAGAGAACGGCTGTATCCCTACTTCATCGCCGTGTCTGGCCGGTCCGCATACCGTCCACGCTTCCCGATCGGTCAGCTCGGCACACAGATGGCAGAGCAGCGGTTCATGGGCTACCTGATCAGCAGCTTGGAGCAGGCTGTCGCCACCGCCCGCTGAGATCCACTGCGCTGCAAGGGGTTTGGGGTGCCAAGTGCGGGTCCTTCCCGGCCTAAAGCACGCGGGTCGTTCACGCGCGCACGCTTTCGCTAGCGCCAGCGAAAAAATCTCCTAAACGGTTGCAGCGCAAGGGATCTCAGGCAGTCTTGCGTGAAACTTCCTCTAAGACAGTTTAGGAGGGTTTAGCAGCAGTTAAGTTAGCGGCAGTGCTAGTTAACTCTGTGCTTGTTACTTTCGCTGAGTTTGCAGCGATCAGGGGATGCACGAAAGCCGCTGTGACTCATGCAAGCAAGAGCCGAATCGCTGAGGCGATTGTGATCAAGGATGAGAAAAAGTGGATTGATCGTGACCTTGCCCTGGACCTGTGGAACAAGAACACAGCCGCCACACATGCCAGCAAGGTAAGCCGACCTGATCCAGTTGATGCGCGAGAGTTGCGGCAGCGGGTGGCAGGGTTGCCTGATGATGAGATCCCGGACCTCAACGAGAGCAGGGCACGGCGTGAGCACTATCAGGCGGAGCTGGCGAAGCTGGAGGTTGACTTGAAGCGGCGCGAGCTGGTGCCTGCTGTGGAGGTGAAAAAGGAGGCGTATGCGTTGGGGCGGAGTGTGCGTGAGGCGTTGGCAAATTTGGCGGACAGGCTGAGCCACCAGCTGGCGGGTGAGACGGATCCAGCGCGGATTCATGCGGTGCTGACAGATGAGCACCGGGCGGCACTGGTGGAGCTGGCTGATGGTTGATGCTTGGCGCGCTGGATTTTTGGAAGGCTTGCGACCTGAGCAGTCGTTGACGGTAAGTGAGTGGTCGGATCGCTACCGGAAGCTGAGCAGCAAGGCGAGCGCTGAACCTGGTCCATGGCGGACCAGTCGGACGCCATACCTGCGTGAGCCGATGGATTGCTTGAGCAGCAATAGCCTGATCCAGCGGGTGGTGATGATGTTTGCTAGTCAGACAGGTAAGACTGAGGCTGGCAGCAATTTTTTGGGGTACACCATTGCGGCTGCACCCGGTCCCCTGCTCGCTGTGCAGCCGACGGTGGAGATGGCCAAGCGTCTGAGCAAGCAGCGGTTGGAGAGCTTGATCAGCGAGACGCCATGTTTGTCTGAGAAGATCGCGCCGGCTCGAAGCCGGGACTCTGGCAACACGATGTTTTGCAAAGAATATCCGGGTGGATTGCTGATGCTCACTGGGGCGAACAGCGCCACTGGGTTGCGATCAGCACCTTGCCGGTATTTGTTCATGGATGAGATCGATGCCTTTCCGAGTGATGTGGATGGCGAGGGCGATCCGGTGGCATTAGCCGAGCGGCGGACAACGACGTTCGCGCGGCGAAAGATTCTGCTGACAAGCACGCCAACGGTAAAGGACTTCAGCCGGATCGAGGCGGAATATGAGCGCAGCGACCAGCGGCGGTTCTATGTGCCATGCCCATGCTGTGGTGAGATGCAATGGCTGCAGTGGTCAAGGTTGAAGTGGGAGGAGCGGCGACCAGAGACTGCGCGATATGAGTGCGTGAGGTGCGGTGAGCGGATTGAGGAGGTGCACAAGCCGAGAATGCTGGGCGCTGGTGAATGGCGAGCCACGGCACCGAGTGATGGGAAGACTGCTGGCTTCCATTTATCGGGGTTGTATAGCCCGCTGGGGTGGTGCAGTTGGGAGCAGTTGGTGGATGACTTCCTGCGGGCGAAGGGCGATGGCCCTGCGTTGAAGGCGTTTGTTAATACGCGACTGGCAGAGACCTGGGAGGAGGACTTTGCAGCGGCGGTGAATGCTGATGGCCTGATGGCCAAGCGGTTGGCGTATGAGTCAGGCACCTGCCCTGAGGGAGTGGTGCTGCTGACTGCTGGTGTCGACGTGCAAGATAATCGGCTTGCGGTAAGTGTTTTCGGATGGGGCGAAGGCGAGACCGGCTGGCTGGTGTGGCACCAGGAGTTGATGGGAGACCCGACTCAGGTAGAGGTATGGAAGCAGCTGGATCAGGTCTTGGCTACGGCATGGCCAACGGCTGGCGGTAAGGAACTGAAGGTGGCGCAGATGGCGATCGACTCAGGCGGCCATTGCACCCATGAGGTCTACCGCTATGTGCGTGATCGAGTGCGGCAGGGCGTGATGGCAATCAAGGGCAGCAGCCGGCGCAACAGTCCGGCGGTTGGGAAAGGCAGCAAGGTGGATGTGAACTGGCAGGGCAAGGTATTGAAGAAGGGCGTGACGCTATACCAGCTAGGCACGGACACGATCAAGACCACGCTGTTCGGCCGGCTGCGGCATAACGAGGGCAGCGGCAGCTTGAACTTCGGATTGGCTGCAGACGATGACTACTTCCGGCAGTTGACCAGTGAGCGGCAGGCGTTGCGGTATCACCGGGGGTTCCCGATTCGGGAATGGGTCAAAAAAGCTAGTGATCGCAATGAGGCACTGGATTGTCTGGTCTATGGTTATGCAGCCTTGCTGATCTACTCGCGAAGGATGAACCCTTTGACGATGTGGGAGCAGCTGCGCGCGCAGCTGGAAGAAGGCAAGAAGCCACCGCTAAGATCAAGAAAGCAGCCGCCGGCCGCGGCCACAGGATTTGTCAGCAACTGGTAGGCCGTGAACTTTCCACCCAAGATCAACGAAGGCGACACGATCAGGTGGCGGGATGTTGCCACCAAGGATTCGTTGGGCAATCCAGTAACCAGTGCTGACTGGACGCTGCGTTATTACATCCGATTCAACAGGAACAACCACGGCGCGACTGTTACAGGTACGGCGTATGGGAGCGGCTGGGAGTTCTTGCTGACAGCTGCGACCACCGATGGCTTCCATGCTGATGACACTGGCTATTGGCAAGCCGTAGCTACGAAAGCAGCTGAGGCGATTACGTTTGGAACGGGGCAGTTCGATATTGACGCAAACCTGGCCTATGCAGGAACACCAGGAGCGGTTGATAACAGGAGCCAAGTCCAGAGGGATCTTGATGAAGTACAGGCAGCGATCCGTGCGTTGATCACTGGTGGCGTTGTCAAGCAGTATTCGATTGGTAACCGAAGCCTTACGAAGTACGATCTATCGGATCTGTTGGCACTTGAGACAAAATTGAAAGTCGACCTGAAACGCGAACAGAAAGCTCAGCTGATAGCTAATGGCCTGGGCAATCCGTTCAATCTGTTTGTGAGGTTCTGATGGGACTGCGCACAAGACTATTCCGTGCGATGGGCTTTGAGCCAATCCGTCAGCCTCGCGGTCGGATGTATCAAGGCGCGCGTTTCAGCAGGCTGACTGCCGATTGGGTGACAAGTGGCACGAGTGCCGACAGTGAAATCAAGGGCAGCTTCAAGGTGCTGCGCAATCGTGCACGCCAGCTCTGTCGCGATAACGACTACGCAAGGCAAGCCTTAAGAAGCATTGAGAACAACGTGATCGGGCATGGCATCAGGCATCAGGGCCAGGTGCGGATGCTGCGTGGCGGGCGATTGGATGAAGCGGTGAACGATCAAATCCACATGGAGTGGGAGAAGTGGATGAATAAAAACAGCTGCGATGTCAGTGGGGTTCTTGGTTTCGATGCGATGACTCGCTTGCTGGTACGCAGCCTTGCGGAGTCTGGTGAGATTTTTGTGCGAATGGTGCGCAAACCATTTGGCAACTCACGGGTGCCGTTTGCGTTACAGGTCTTGGAGGCTGACTATCTGATCGATGATGAGATGCCACCTGTTAAGAATGGCAACTTTGTTCGGATGGGCATTGAGGTCGATCAATACCTGCGGCCCGAGGCGTATCACTTCTATGCATCACACCCTGGCGACATCTCAGCGGGTTTGCCGCGTGTCAATCAAAAACGGATTCGCGTGCCAGCTGATGAGGTGATCCATCTGTTCCTGCCGGAACGGCCAGGGCAGACCAGAGGTGTGACGTGGTTTGCTTCTGCGCTGATGCGGCTGCACATGTTGCAGGGATATGAAGAGGCTGAAGTGGTGCGCGCTCGTGCCAGTAGCGCATTGATGGGTTTTATCACCAGCCCTGAGGGCGAGTTGGTTGCTGATGAGATTTATGACAATGAGCGTGTGAGCGAGTTTCAGCCTGGGGTTTTCAAGTATTTGGAGCCAGGCCAAAGCGTGTCAGTGCCAGACCTGAACGCACCTGATGGGCAGCTGGAACCATTCACCCGTTCCATGCTGCGTGCTGTTGCGGCTGGCGTTGGCGTCAGCTTTGAGAGCATCAGCAAGAACTTCTCAGAGAGCAACTACAGCAGCAGCAGGTTGAGCTTGCTTGAGGAGCGTGACACGTATCGAGTGCTGCAGCGCTTCATGATCGAGAACTTCCATCAAGAGGTCTTCAACAACTGGCTTGAGATGGCAGTGCTGAGTGGCGCATTGAACCTGCCGGCCTATGAGACGAACCCTGATCGCTATCGCGCCAGCAAGTGGGTGCCGCGTTGTTGGGAATGGGTTGATCCACAGCGAGAGGTGGATGCGTACAAGACTGCTGTACGGTGCGGCTTCAAGACTTTGGCGCAAGTCATCACGGAACAAGGCGGCGACTTGGACGCAGTGCTGATGCAACGGCAATCAGAGCTGGCCAAACTCGATGAGATGGACATTGTGCTGGATACAGATCCAAGTGAAGTGACTGACGGTGGTGCTGCACAGGTGTCAAGGCCTATGGGCGCTGAGGCACCATTTGAAGAAACTGAAGCACCTATTGCGGAGGATGGTGAAGAGGTCGAAGAAGAACTGCAGGATTACTGATGGCAAATGTGGCTGGCACTGAAATAGATCTGATGCCGACTGACGGCATGAAGGAAGAAGCACAGCGCTATCGGGCATGGAAGGCTGAGGGCAATGCTGGGGGAACAGAAGTCGCGGCTGCTAGAGCAGGGCAAATCCTGAGTGGTGATGAACTGAGTCCCGACACAGTGATCACGATGGCGGCATGGTTTGCACGTCATGAGGTCGACAAGCAAGGCCAAGGCTTTGAGCCTGGACAGAAAGGGTATCCATCACCAGGCCGCGTGGCATGGGCTGCATGGGGCGGAGATGCTGGGCAGAGTTGGGCCACATCAAAGGCCGATAGAATCAAAGCATTACAAGAACGAAGCGCAGTGGACTTAGGGCGCCCTTATCCGAATGAGCACGCTGCTCGATTGAAGGATCCCGATCAGTACGACTCATTGCGTCGAGAGAACGACGCCGGCGGCCCAGGCATTGACTACATCTATGGAATCAAGGAAGGCACTAGCGAGATCCAAGCAATCCGCTTCCGCAGTTCTGAATACAGCCCTGCTGAAGCGCGTGCATGGCTAGCTGAGCATGATTTCGATGCGATCGAGTTCGAGGAAGCCACTGGCGATGGAGAAGCTGAGCGTGCTGGCCCTGATGCCTTGAAGGAAGGTGACTTCGTGCAATGGGACTCAAGCGGCGGTACGGCTCGTGGTCGGATTGTTGATGTACGCCGTGAAGGCACATTGAATGTGCCCAACACTGAGTTCAGCATTCAAGCCAGTGCTGAGGATCCTGCTGCGTTAATCCGCATTTATCGCGAAGGCGATGAGGGATGGGCCGCCACTGATACGCTGGTGGGGCATAAGTTTTCGACATTGACAAAGATTCCAGCGCTGCGTGCAATGGAGGGCAGGTACAAGCGCAGTGAAGTTGTTGAGGTCGAAGCCATTGAGGACCGGACCTTCGAGTTTCCTTTTAGCTCGGAGTATCCGGTGGCTCGGTATTTCGGCAACGAGATTCTGAGCCATGAACCGAAGGCAGCTGATCTCAGCCGCCTGAACGACAGTGCTCCGCTGTTGTTTAACCACAACCCCGATAAAGTGATTGGTGTTGTGGAGCGTGCATACATCGACGACAAACGTCGGAGAGGTTATGCGCGTGTGCGGTTCAGCCGCAATGCATTCGCTCAAGAAATTCTTGGCGATGTGAGGGATGGCATTCTTAGGAATGTTTCCTTCGGCTACTCCATCGACAAAATGGAGGAGCGCGGTGGTGGCGATTTTGTTGCCACTGCCTGGAGCCCGTACGAAGTGAGTATCGTGTCGATCCCGGCAGATGCGCACAACGTCGGCATCGGACGCCAAATGGAGTCCGGCAAGAAAGCTGCTTCGGCAGCACCTACACCCGATCCCCTTCCTCAAATGGAAAACACCACCCATGATCTGGCCGTGGTGCGGGCCGAAGCCGCCGAGGCTGAGCGCGCCCGTATCGCTGGTATCACTGCGCTCACCGACAAGCACAACATGGCCGACCTCGGCCGTCAGTTGATTGAAGGTGGTCGCAGCCTCGACGAAGCCCGTGCAGTTGTGCTTGAGCGCCTTGGTGCCAAGCCTGTTGAAACGGTTGCACCTGTTGAGCTGGCAAGCAATGAGCGCGCCAACTACAGCATCACCGCCGGCATCCGTGCTCTGCTGAGCAATGACTGGTCTTCTCATGAAGCTGGTCTTGTTAAGGAACTGAGCAAGGAAGTTGAGAAGAGTGGCATCAGCAAATCGACTGAGCGCAGCTTTTTCGTTCCGTTCTCTGCACTCAACAAGCGGGCTACTTATGTAACTTCTGGCGCCAGCACCGGCGGCAACTTGGTTGCTACCGATCTGATGGCTGATGAGTTCATCGAGTTTCTGCGGAACCAAGCTGTGATGCTGCAGCTTGGCGTGCGGTCGATGACCGGCTTGGTTGGCAACGTGGCGATTCCTCGTCGTTCTGGCGTGGCTTCGACCTACTACTTGTCCACTCAAACCACCGCCATCACGCAGTCGGAGAGCACCTTCGATCAGGTGACAATGACGCCAAAAAACTTGGCGGCACTGTCTAAGTACAGCCGTCAAACGCTTCTGCAAGCCACCCCTGGCATTGAGGAGCTGGTGCGGCGTGACCTGACTGATGGCATCAACCTTGCCATCGATCTGGGCATCCTCAATGGCTCTGGGTCTTCTGGTCAACCGACTGGCATCCTGAACACTGCAGGTATTGGCTCGGTTGCGATGGGCACTAACGGCGGTAACATCACCCTTGAAAAAGTGGTTGATCTTGAGACCGCGGTGATGCAGGTAAATGGCGCAGTTAATCCCAATACTGTGGCATACCTGACGAACCACAAAGTCGTTGCTGCTCTGAAGAAGCTGCGCGCCGGTGGCTCTACTGCTGGTGACGGTCCGTTCCTGTTCAACACTGAGGGCGCAACCCTCGGCCGCGGCCCCACGCCGCTGAACCTGAACGGCTATCCGCTTGCTTCCAGCAATCAGGTGCCCAGCACTCTGACGAAGGGCTCCAGCAGCGGCGTCTGCTCTGCTCTGCTGATGGGTGATTTCAGCCAGGCGATTGTCGGCTTCTACGGCAGTGGTCTTGAGATCACTGTTGGCGAGGATCAGGATGACTTCAGCAAGGCTCTGACTAGCGTTCGCGGGATCGTCTCCTTTGATGTAGCCGTGCGCGATCCGAAGAGCTTCGCCGCCATCTTGGACATCACCACCTGATAAGGAGGAGGGGCAGGCAACTGCCCCTTTCTTTCTATGAAAGTTTCAATCATTGCCTCCTGTGCTGCCGATGGCGAACACCTTGAGGCGGGCAAGGATTATGAATTGCCAGCGGCACTCGCTGAAACATTGATTCAGCTAGGCCGTGCTGCTAAAGCGGTGGCTGTAGAAGAGAAGCCGAAAGCAACTCGGAAGGCAAAAGCAAATGGCACTAACTGAGGATCTCGACATCTTCTTAGAGGATTTCGGGGTAACCTGCACCTCTGGAGCAACTACAGCTCAAGGCATCCTTGACATGCCAAGTCAAGTGATCAGCGATGGGATGGTCTTAACGACTGACTTTACGCTGACTGCCAGAGCTACAGCATTTGGCGCATTGGTACGTGGCAGCTCAATCACAGTTGATGGGCTTACCTACACAGTGCGAGAGACGATGCTGATTGACGATGGCAATTTCGTACAGCTCGGCATCCAAAGGACATGACAACCCGGCGTGAGTCGATCCTGGCGCGGATCCGAACAAACCTCACAGGTACAACGAACGTCGGCACACGGATCTATCGAAGCCGTGTTGAGCCTCTTGCACGTGGTGAGTTGCCTGCACTGGTAGTCGAACCTATTAGTGATGTCTGTGTGCAACTCACAAGTGCGCCATCACTGGATTGGACAATGACTGTGCGGGTGGCTGTGATTGTTCGCGGCGACATTCCTGATCAGGTTGCCGATCCGATTATTGAGTCACTGCATTCCAAGATCATGGCTGACCTGACCTGTAATGGGTTTGCCTATGACGTGCAGCCAACAGGCGTAGGCTTTGACTTGCAGGAAGCTGATCAGCCATCTGGTGTGATCACCTGTGACTTCGTGGTGAAGTATCGAACGAAGGTTGCTAATTTGGCGCAGAGCCCTTAGTAGCTACGATGATGGACGAATACCAAGGCCAGGGCGGCAGCTATCTGGTCGACAACAAAACCGGCAAGCGAAAGCTCGTCGAGCGGACCCAGCCGGCTCCCCATCCACAACCCGAGGTAGCCTCCGATGGCTTCAGTTCTGACTCGCCGGCGCCTGATTCTGGCGAAAATTGAAAGCACCTACGGCACAGATTCGTCGCCAACCGGAGCTAGCAATGCGATTCTTGTTCGCAACCTAGAAATCCAACCGCTAGTTGCCGAGACGGTCAACCGCGATCTGATCCGCCCATACATGGGCCAGGCCGATCAACTGCTGGCTCAGACTCGCGTCGAAGTCACCTTCGAGGTCGAGCTTGCGGGATCCGGCACTGCTGGCACTGCGCCTGCCTACGGTCCGGTGCTGCGTAGCTGTGGTGTTGGGCAAACGATCGTTGCTAGCACGAGTGTTACCTATGCCCCGATCAGCACCAGCTTTGAGAGCTGCACGATTCACTACCACCAAGATGGCATTCGCCACAAGCTGACTGGCTGCCGTGGCACGTTTGAGATCACGGGTGAAGTTGGCCAGGTGCCTGTGATTGCATTCACCATGACTGGCATCTATAACGCGCCGACTGATGAGACGCTGCCGACTCCCACCTATGCACTGCAAGCAACGCCTC